GGTATTGGCTATACATTAGATGTATTCAAAGTTTGTGCTATGGGTGATGGCACACTACGAATGATGAGCCGAACCGATCGTAATGATATTAATATATGGTGGTCGGAAGATGGCGTAAAATGGGAACTGCTATCAGCTGATGTTGCCTCAAAGTATTTAGATACTTTTCCAGTAAACTATGAATCCTTAAAGATGGATAGTAGTGGCGATTATCTTCGTCTTGCTTGGATAGATTTGATAGCGGGCACTACTACGAACTATTTTAGAGATATCGTATCTGCTGATGGTGGTGCTTCGTGGATTGAGCCACCAGATGCTATGACACCAGCAATCGCAGAGAATGGCGACAGCATAGACCAGCATGTGTTTACGATGGCTGGACTTCGGGATGACTCTGGTACATTTTTATTGCATTGGATGGATGCTCTACAACAGCTACAGACTGGAATTGCGACAGGTATAGGTGCATTTGTAAATGCTAATCTAACTAGGGGTACTGGTGTTCCATCGGCATTAACAAAAGCTCATATTGCCGCTGTACGAGGCCAAGATTATTACTGGATGATATTGTGTTATTATATAGTCCCAAGCGTTAATACTGAATGGCATCGTACCGGTTGGGAATTTGTTTTATGGCGCATTAATCCAAATACTCCATTAACTGATTGGACTAGCAATAACTATCTTACTGGCTCACAGGGAACGATAAGGTTTGTTCCCTGCTATATGAACCTGATTAATTGCCATAAATATTTATCGTTTTTCGCGGGTGCCCTAGATGCCACCGATGATCCATCATTGTTTACAGCAAATAATAGAACGATCTATTTCCGACTGGGTGGTTGGGATATGTCTCCGATTGCAAATTATACGGAATACCGGGTAGAGAGTTCTCCTAATATGTATACGGAGTCTAGTCCTTACCCATTACCTATTGTAGCGTGGCAGATTCCATTTGGAGTTGTTGCGGGTGCTGGAGGCAATGTGTCTCCCGGTTCTCCTTGGACGAGAACAGTTAGTCAAGTATCTAGTAATTATAATTCGTGGAGACAGCGGCTTTCAGATAATCCTGCATTTTTTGGGCAATTCTATATCAATGAGCTTGATGATACGACATGGTCCACTACGCCACCATCTGATACCCAACCAACATGGATGCCGACCACCGACCAGCAGGGCGGGGTTGTTATTGAGGCGGAAGTAAAGACAGAGTATGGATATGAGGATGTATTGACAAGTTATGATGCAGGTATATTTTTTGATATAAATGCATCAGATCATACTTCTGGTTTAAAACAAGCTATCTACCTGCGGGTTGTTATAGCAAACAATGGTATTGCTTTAATTGATGTTAATGCTGGTTCAACTCCAATAGAGGCATCGCTAATAAATGCAAATATGGCAACGTTTAATCGTATACGGTTAAGCATTGCATCTGTTAATGTTGGTACTTTTCTTGCTCCATCTTTAGAAACCCAAGTAATGTTATCTCTAAAGACCGGTGGTGGTTATGATGATGCTTCAACTCGCGAATGGCAACGTGTAGGCCCATTTACAGTAACCGAAGTACCGGTTGGTTCAATTGTACAAATACTGCGTTTTGGACACCTTGCTAATAGTCCCGCTCTTATTCCTCATATGGATAGGAGATCAAACTGGCGATCTATTAATATATTCAAGTCTGAGGAGCGTGGTGGTAATACAGGTAAAATCAAGAATAGTGCTTTAAGCCAGTTTCGAGCGTATAATATTGATACCGATTGGCCTCAACATTTGCGGGGTCGACTGATAACAGGAAACCCGATTAATATGGGGTATGCCATTAGTGCTAGATGGGGTGGTGCTTCTGGCTTTTCTGGAGACAATTTTAATGGTCTTACCAAATACCAATATGGTGCAGAAAACCTTACCTTGCCATCTCCGCGATTACAATATCGATCAGAGTTAGATCTAACAAGATCATCAACTGATACGTTTAAGGTAGTTCTTGTAGCTGATCCAGATAATACAATGAAAAGATTTAATTGGAATTGCATTGCAGCTTTTAATTCAAATATTGGCAATGTTGGAATACGCGTATCCGATGATAAAGTAACTTGGACAACGGTTGTGGCGACTCACCAGACCTATATCTCTAGAGTGTTTTCACCAGATATATTAAGTATGGAATCTCCAAATAAGGTCGTTGTGCGACTGGGGGGTGGACCGGGTTATATGCCAGAAAATGCTGAATGGAACACAAGTGAAGGTAAACCGTTTTATGTTAATTTAGCGGGGAGTTTTGGTTCTCCACCAGCACCATTTACACAGACTGCAAATATTACTGAATGTATAAAAATATCATCTACTGAATATCACCTAATTCTAGATACCGACTTTGATATTACTTTATTAGGTACATTAAGTGCGTTAACAGTATTTTCTGGTAGATGGGTATACCGAGGTGATTCGGTACAGCGTAGTAGATATATCGAAATTACTGGTGATAGGGAATTGGGTAATGCGACCAATCAAGCACTTGGAGTTGGAACTATTGTAGTTGGTGCTCGTGAGGAGCTTGAGGTTCCACTAGAATGGACCACCACAAGCAATGAACAACCAAATATTACAAACTATAAAACTAAAGGTGGTCTGTCGTGGGCCTACCCAGAAGGGCCACCACAACGTACAATCACCGGCAGGCTTGTTGGTGATGTGAGTCAGGAGCAGCGAGATACGCTACGTCAACTACTTCGTAGTCATGCCCAGTATGAAGTTAAACCAGTTGTGTTGGTCTTGGATGAATCTCCTGCGGTCGCGACTCGCTATGCACCATATTCTAATCCAAACAATGTGATCCTTGGACGAATTACTAGTGGCTCCCAATTAGATAATGCCGGATGGTATGAGCAAACGAAATCTAATTCACCAGCTGCGGATATAGATATTTGGAAACAGGCTGGCGATATGGCCATTACGCTTGAGGAAGAAGTGTAATGGTATGGGAACCACAAACACGCATTTATTCTTATTGGTCTACTCAAAAGTGGCGTAAAAGCCTTACTTATCATCAACCAAGAAATTCTACTTTCTGGAAAAACGTATTAAAACTAGACCCGATGATGGAGTCTGTATGTTTATGTGTTGAACTTGTTTTTGGTAATGGTGAAACTATAAATGTTTCAACAAAGGCAATATCAAGCCGTAAAAAACTCTCATCATCGGTTCCTGGGAATGAAGAAACTGTCGTTTATAAACCATTACTAGTTAAGGCACCTGCCATTCAGAATGTTGTAAGCATGGGGGGCGGTTCCTCGTCTGCGAGATCTTTTACATTGAATGTGTCGCAGCTTGATATTGATGTTTATTCAATACTAACGTCTAGAAGGTTTCTGGCTGGTTATGGTGAAATTTCACTGCAAGTGGATGGCCAGTGGTGGGAAGATCGATGGGTAATCTTAAAAGGCGACATGAATGGCGGGGTTAGGTTCGGCGGTGAAGATGAAATGATAGATTTGGAGATTGTTGATCCAAAAGATATTGATGATCTTCAAATACCAGTAGTGCGCCTAACTACCGAAGATTGGCCAGATATGCCAGAAAACAATCTGGGGTACAGAATACCAATGGCGATCAATAACGTATCAACGGTTCCGTGTGTACGAGTGTATAATCTCCCGCCATCACTTGGTAATGATTTAGCATTTGTCGGCTTCCACTCACCATTAGGGCAGCATTTTCAAAAGAATGCGTATGTTAATGGGGAAGAGAAGAATCCCGGCGATGCCGGTTATCCCTATAATATTTCACTTGGTGAAACACAAAACGTATCATTCTTCCAGTACAATTTTGTAACAGGTGGTACTGGAGTTTGGGAAGATAGCGATACCGTATATGTTCCGGCATCTATTGATGGTGGTGAATCTCCTGATGGGACAGAGATTACGCTTATTGAGGTTATACGTTATTTGTGCGTAGAGTGGTCTACGCTTGGCTTGGCCAATATCAATGAAGATATGTTTAGCCGTGCAATGTCGAAGCAAGCTATTGCACTAATACCATCGGTTTTATTAAATGGTTCTGGAAATACAAATTCCGCAACGGCGATAAAGTATATTGAGGATGTGCTTTGTAAGTCATACCCGATGGTGTCAATGGCGTGGCAGGATGGGGGGTATGGGCCTGTTTATTATGATAGGCGGGTTGAACCTGTGATGGAACTACGGGTTGGCCAGTATCCATTAATTAAGCGGCGTACAGCCATTACCGAAACAGCAAAAGAAGAGTTGAAGAACCGTTTTACGATTAATTTTGATTATGATGCCATGACAGATACGCATAGAGGGCTGATTACTAGAGATGCGTCTAATAGTACATTATGTGCATTAAGTGCGAATCAGGCCGGTACTCGTGAAATGGATATGCTTGAAAGTAAAGTAATACCATCAACAGCATCATTGCTTGGTGCTCCAGATTCTATAACCGCCGATTGGCAAGCGAATCATGTAATTGATTGGTACGTCCAACATTACACACTTCCATCTTATTATGCTGAATTTGATGCGTTTGCCGCTGTATATTTGCAATTAGCGTTAGGCGATAACGTAATTTTATATGATGAAACAATTACCAAAGATCCAATATCCGCCACTGTAGAAAAAATATCCATAGAACCGGGGAAAGCTGTTTTGGGTTTGCGAATGTGGATACTCTATGATTTAGTTGCGGTGTCTAGCAGGAGCACGAATTGAAATGTCGCATTTAACCTTTGATAGACACGGAGTAAGCGTTTCATTATTAAATGAATTGTCTTTATCGATCCAGTCTGACATTAAGTCTAACTTGCATGAAGATTACCACTCGCAAATCAATGCATTAGAGTTATCCGAAGTCGATGGCTTTAACGAGGAAGTAGAGGGTTATGATAATTTGCTCCCCTTATGGGCCGATATAATTAAATCAGCAAATATCGGTTTAATATCGAATATACGCGAACGTGATGGATATATACGAGTTCAGCTATATACAGTTCCTCAAGTTGATGTTGAGGATGTTATTATTGATGGTGTTACCACAAAGCAGTATTCAAATAGGCGTGGTGGTGAACTCTTATTGCGTATTTTATATGTGCGTGAAGATAGATCGTTAACCTATACAAAGTATTGGAAATAACATGGCCGCTAAAACCAAAAGAAATTCTGTTAGGCGTGCAGGTAGACCTGCGAATATTAAGAAAGTTGACGCACCAATCAATCAGTTGAAGGGTGAGCCGGATTTGGCCTATAGGTGCTTTCTCCTTTGGACAATGCAGGAGCCGGGTAGACGCAGTGCGCGTGCTGCTTCTAGGGCGATCCAAAGATCTGATGGTCTGATGCGTCAGTGGAAAAAACGATGGAGTTGGCAAGCCAGAGTCGATAAGGTTTCATTGCCAGATATGACTGCTGCCGCGATTTACCGCGCGAAGTATTATAAGATTTATAAACTGCGTGAAATAGTCGAAGTTGAGGGTCGATTAGCTGCTCCATTCCTGCCAGATACACCAGTTCCAATGTCTGTTGCTGATGAGGTCAGCAAGGCAGTTATGCCAGATAAGACAACTGCTGATGAAGAGCGTAGGAAAAAGAAGATTAAGCAACAGCATCTTCAGTTAGTAGATGGTGCTCTCGGTTTGCTTGCTAGGCGTATTGCGGCTGGAGAGATTAAATGTACAATGCGTGATCTCCCCGCACTACTAAAGGTGCGCGATGAGATGTCGGAACCAGCCGCCATTTCAAATAATAGTGCCATCCTTGTAGAGTCTGTAAGGGTCCGTCAGGCGAAGCTGCAAGGTACTGACTTGTTGGAGGCCATGTACGAAGATTCACAGGAGATAATGGCAATCTTGGGTGCGCTTGTAACTGCTAATCAATTGAAGGATAAACATTCGATATTAAATGATGGTGAGACTATAGCGGTATTATAAAGGGAGTAATGATGAGTATTAGTGATGATATAAAACGCGAGGTTGAAGAGGTTGCGGTTTCTGCGGTGTCAGAATTAATGGATGATGCGAAGATCGATGAAGAAGAAGCAATCGAAATATTGTCTACAACACTTGATGCTCTGGTTCCATTAAGTTTATTACTTCCCGGTCCTATAGGTGAGCTGGCTGAAAATGCAGATGATATGGTGTTTGATGAAATTGCTAAGGCACTATATAAAGCATTTATTTTAGATCCTGATAAAATTGAGGCGCGTGCGCACCGGGCATTAGAAAATGGTAACGCAAAGGTTGCTGCAAGGCGGCTTCGGAGAGCAGCACGAGTCAGAAAACGTCAAGCGTTGAAACATTCCAATTCTAGGTAATTTGAGGCATACTAGGTGAAAGAACTTGAACGCATGATTGTCGATAACTCCAAACGTATCGAAGCACTTGATGGCGATATAACATCACTTAAAACTGATGTTGGAAGCCTAAAGGTCGATATGAGTAAAATTGGTACGACGTTAGAGTTTCAAGAGACACGATCAAAAGAACGATTTGAGGCGTTAACCTGCACTCAAAATAAGATGATCGATATAATGCGGGATAAAGAAAAACGAGATGATGAGTATGCCCATGAAGCCCGTCAATATAGACAACGCCGGGAAGAATTAGAGGCGAAGGCGAATATTGAAAGGCAGAAGTGGTTTAGATCCTTGGTGACCCCACAGACAATTATGATCATGCTGTTTATAGTGGCGGCATTTCTTGGGATTAGACTAACTGACATACATACCGTATCCAGCTTTGTGGGTGGTGGGAGCGATAGCCAGAAAACCCAGCCAGAACCATAGTAATTAAAGCTGCGTTGTTGTTTTTAGGTGTGCCTGATATAGTGAGAAAATAGATTTGAGGTCAGCCGCGCATGATGGACAGTGTTCCTACTACGGAATTTGGAGACACTGCCAGAAGTATGCGAAGCCGGAAGACGGCGGTAGCTGATTGGATAAAAGCAAACGAGCAAAAGAAACCAAACCTAGTACGGGCTGGCAAAGTTATTATTTATAAACTGTTGTCCCATGTGCCCCTAAATGCCCCTTGCTTGCCACTTGATAGATGTATTGAGCTATCGCCCTCATATATTGCCAAGGTCGCTGAAACAAGCCCACAGACAGCCAGAAATGCATGGCTAGAGTTGCGAGTGTTGCTTGGTTGGCGTGAGCTTTCGGCAAGGGCGAAGATTGGCAAAACACTTGAACGTATTGGGTATGAACCGCGATGGCCAAGTGGTGGTCGGCGTTGGGGAACTCATGTGTTTCTTTTTAGTAAGTTATACTCGGCAATACAGTCAATATCAGAATGGCTACAGAGGTCTGGTAGATATATAGGTATTTCATGTGTTCCAGAAAACCAAAAAATTGAATCCTCTATTGTGCGAATAGTAAATGATAAACTTAATAATCCTAATGTAGATTTAGATAAAAATTCTTCCCCCTGTAGCCCCCCAAGATCGAAAAGAAAACCAAGGGACGAAACCAACCGTAGCCCTTGGCGACGTAAGGGATGGGCAGCGAAAGGTAGAAAAGAGCAAATGGGCGAGTTGTTCTCATTTATGATCAAAATGGATGAGAAAAAATCCAGTCCAGACGCTAGGCGGCGACGCTCTTGGCTTGATAGAATGTCCAAAATACCCCCCCGGTTTAGATATGGACTTTATAGGCCCGGTGAATCCATTAAAAGCCCTAGTGGGCAGCTTGCCATGTGCCTTATAGCGGAGGTCAATGCCGCATATGGGCGAGTGCTACAGATTGATGTAGCAGATTCAGAGGATGAGTGGTTTGGGTACAATTTGATAAACCCAAATATGGTGGAAAAACATACAGGGGGTCATTGCAGTTTAAGTGGTGATTTAGATATGTGTGGTGAGGAGTTAAGCCATGCAACACCAACAACGGGTCACAGTGGAAGACATAAAGCGGGGCGTACACCCAAAAGATTGGATTCTACGACTAGTTTATTATGGTCCAAATCTGAAAAATCTATCTGGCCAAAGTATGAAATTTTGGCAGATCACGCCAGTGAACATGGAAGCTGGGAAATGCTTAATATCATATGGCCCGATGGACCACGCTCGTCCGGTGACGTATCAGAGCACTTTGGATAAAGCCTTACATAAATGTAGGTCAAAACTAAAGAAGGGCTATGCTTATGATAAAGCAGGATATAGTAAGGTTGAAGAATATAATCTGAAAGAGGATGCTGGAAATACAACAATGTATCCAGTTGATATTATGGAAATAGCCCAACTGATTAGTGTTAGATCATATGTGACCATACCAATTAAATACGATCTAACCAAAACAATGCGGGCCGATGAAGTGAAAGTCTTTATGGATAAAGAAATGTGTTTTTGGATTATGTGTCGAAATAAAGAATTTTATACTATTGGTAAATTAAAATATAATCGTGATGGAAAAGACCTCCCAACCAAATGATATTTTTCCCCTTAAAGGGCAACAAAAACTCGTAATCGTTTACTTAATACGGTCGCGATTTCATTGGGACAAAATATGGAAAGTCCGTCTTACAAAGTATAATTTACAACACAGGAGAAAGCGTTATGAATAATACGATGGTTCGCGTGGCAACTACGCCGGAATTTTATGCTTTGGCACAAGACTCAATTGGACGAAATCGTGGGCCAAGTGATGAATTGCTCAAAACGTTGGATTTGGACGGTGTGCATGTTTTAGCTTTTCAGATGTTACATAATGATAAAGAATGGCGTGCTTTATGGCTGTGCAAACTTATTGATAGTGAACATGCAGCACGTGTCTGGATGGATAATGGGCCAGCAGCATATGAGCATTTTACGTCGTTAACAAAAGTGTCTGATGGGTAGAGGGATGCTATTTTTGTGAATAACTGCTATATACATATTGTTGAGATACCGTACTGCGTAAAAGTGGATTCATCGGGCGTTCAGCACTACTTTCTTCCTTCTGGCGACGTTCCTTCACGGGTTCGTCGCCTTTTGCTTGGTGTTGGTCATGATTAGGGTGCGTATTGGTGCAGAGATAAGTTTATGTGTTGCAGAGCTTTCGCCGCGTCTATGCAAAGCTATAGAAAATATGTTTACATTTGTTAATCCAGAGTATGAAAAACGTAAGCGTCAGAATAGGTATATTAAAAGCACTCCGCAGTTTTTAAGATTTTATAGGCATAGGGAGGGATGGTTATATGTTCCAAGAGGGGCGATTAATAGGGTCCGTGTAGCATTAACCGAACACGGTGCTGATCCGAAGTTTTTGACTCGTGATGTAGTATCTAGATCTAGGGGAAAGATACCCTTGGAGGATTATGATGTTTCGTTGCGGCCATATCAGCTTGATGGTTTGCGTGCGATGCATGAGCGTGTGCAGGGAGTTGTACAGATGCCTTGCGGTGCAGGTAAGACAGAGCTGGGAGCAGCGGCATTGCTAACGACGGGTGAGCCGGGATTAGTTATTGTGCATACGGAAGACATATTAGAACAGTGGAAGCATCGAATACATCGAATGAGTAGAGAATGGCCGAGGGTAATATCTGGGACAAAGAAGAGCGACTTATCCCCTCTTAATGTAGGTGAAACAGCGGTTGCAATGATACAGACGCTTAATTCTGCTGGACCAAAGGCAGAGGCATTTTTGGCTAGTGTTGGTGCAGTGCTCACTGATGAGTGTCATCATATCCCTGCGCGAACATGGGCTTCGGTACTGAATAATATTAAGGCAAGGTTTAGATGGGGGCTTACGGCTACACCGTATCGAAATGATGGACTCTCATTCCTACTCAAATTGACAATGGGTGACACTATCTACAGTGTTGATACGGATTACCTTATTAAGAATGGTTACCTTCATAGGCCGCTTATTGTTCCAGTTTGGACTGGGTGGGTTGTCCCAGAGGACTGCTACCCCGTTACAGTGCTGTGCCCTGCGTGTCTCAAATGGCGACCCACAACAAGATCGAAACATCAGACTGGTGGATCTAGATGTAAACCATGTAAGTCACAAATACCGCAAGTTGCAGATATGCAAATGGGTAAACTTAATTATACCAAGGCTGTAAGTGAGATGTCATTAGATGCGGGACGGATGGAGATCATACGGAGACTGGTCAAGTCTGCAACTGATGATGGTAGGACAACCTTGGTGTTGGTGCCGAGAAAGGCTGCGGTTACGAGTTTAGTGACAAAGCTGCGATGGGAAAACATAGATGCAGTTGGTGTAACCTCCGATTATGATAAATATACACGAGCGAAACTATTGAAGGATATTCGCGAGAAACGCGCATCGGTAATAGTTGCAACTCAATTGGCAGATGAGGGTTTAGATTTACCAGCAATTGATTGTGCGATTAATACGTCAGCCGGGAGACATACCGGTACAGCGAAGCAGCGTGTTGGTAGGACGTTGAGGAAGTCTGGAAGAGATCCAATTGTATTTGATTTTGTAGACACGTCAGAATTTGAGCGGCAATGGATGATAAGAGCGGCAGCATACAGGAAGGAGTATGGCAAGTGCTTTTATAACGGGGAGCCGATCGATCCAGATAAGGCAATAGAGGTGTTTAGAAAAGAGAGGGATAGGCAGGGCCAAAATATGACCGGGATGTAACCATAGGGGTTACATAACCATGTTTGGTTTGATATATATGGTGAATATCAAGCCAGAGGGAAAAAATGAGAATTGTGATACCGCGATATGAAGAGCGGATTATCGGATTACCTGATAAGTCGTTTGTTTTTACTAATTCAGAGCGTCAAAGTGCGGCTTGTCCGCGAAGACACTTTTTTGGTTACAGTGAGAATCTGAAGCCTTTATCAACAGCCTCTGTGTTACGGCTTGGAACCGCTTGGCACAGTGTGATGGAGGCTGTTTATCGGTATTGGATGGAGCATGATTCATCTGTGCCTGAATCTCTATTGTTTGATGAGGTCGATAAGTTTTCTTCTGCCACAGCTATTGCTGTTTTTGATGGTTTTCTTGATGAAAGCGATTGGGAAAAGGAAGTTGAAACTTTGAAGCGTGCGGTTGAAGGGTGGATAGTCAAGCGAGGTTTGGACCCTTATAAGTTGTTTAGGGTTATTGGGGTGGAAACGCCATTGGCGGCTCCGATTGTCAACCCAACTACAGGTAGACCGTTTAGGCCACAGGGGTATTTGGTCAGAACAGATGATGGTTTGCGCGAGGCCCGTGCTGGTGAGGCTTACGGTGATGACGTAGTGTCTGTTCGGTGGCCATATTACCAAGTGGGCAGACTTGATGCGATAATTGCACATAGAAAGAGCGGTACGGTGTGGGCGGTGGACCATAAATTTTCCTCTGCGCCAGAGGGGTATTTAAGGAATGCGCTATATGACCCGCAGCTTCCCGGTTATTGTTGGCTTCTTGCCCATAATATCAGGGAGGGAAATATTGAGGGTATAAATCAAGACCAAAAGGTATCTGGATTTATGTACGAGGTCGCATCGTCACAGCCGCAGCGAGATCCAAAGGTATTAAAGAGCGGAAAGCTGTCAGTGGCTCATAATGCTCGCGTACCAAGCTGGCGATTCAAAAATTACTGTCTTATGCATGGTGTAGACCCAGATGATTACATAGAGTATATTGCTTCCCGCGAGGCTCATGTAGATGAAGGTCTTTATCTTACAGAGTGGCTTACGTTACAGAGTGATATATACAAGCAGTATATGGAAGAGATATACGGTGTTGCCTCAAAGTTAGCGAAGCTAAAGCGAGAGGCGGCCAAGCTGAAAGAATCCAGTTCGATTTATACGACGCATCCACGAGTCCCTATTTGTAGGCTTCCCGGTGGCAGTTGTAAGTTTAAGGCACCATGTTTCCAAGACAGTAAGGAGATTCGTGACTCCTATGCGATTGGTGATGGTGTTCGTTGGTTAGATGATGTTGTTGATAAGGATCTTCCCGTCGAAATTGATGGGGAGATCATAGGAAGAAATGAGAAAGAAGAATCTAGGAGGAAGCTCGGATGGTAAATTTAATAAAGGCTGGCTCGGAAGAGTTAGAGGCGCACTTGAAACTGCTCATTATGGGCGAGAGTGGGGCGGGGAAGACATTTTGCTCTGTTACTGCTCCAAACCCTGTCATTATGCTAACAGAGCGCAATGGAATGCAGTCAGTAAAGCAGTCTAATCCAGATGCGTTAGTTGCGTATTGTACGACAGCTAACGAATGTAGGGACTTCCTACTTTCTGCAATGAATGGTGAATTGCCAGATCATGTGGAGACAATCGTTATCGACGGCATTACAGAAGTGCAGCAGATAATGATTGATGACATTCTTGCCAACAAGGGTGGCGGTGACCGAAAGATGTCGTTGCCGGATTGGGGTGTGCTGGGTGACCGTATGCGTCGATTTTTACGGTGTCTGCGGGATTTGCCTTACCATGTTGTGGCTACCAGTCTTGTAAACCATGAATTAAATGATGCAACGGGTGAAATGCGCGTGTTTCCTTTGGTTCAGAGTAAGAAGTTACCAAGTATGATGGCTGCAAACTTTAATGTTGTCGGTCTTTTGTTCAAACGTGAAGTAGAAGATGATGATAAGAAAATCGTTGTTAGAAAGGTGATGGTCGAGGGTCCAAGCCGATATATGGTTAAGCCCTGCTCACCAATTAATGGTGTTTTAGATGCGAATATTTCAGATTGGGTTTCGATCTGGAAGAAATCGCAACTTTCGGAGTCATCCGTAAATGGCAAACAATCAAAGAGTAGCAAGAAAGCTGCGGGAGGAAGATAATGGCTCGTATTGAGTTAAATGAGTTTGAAGATACAACTCAAACAACACAATCAGATAGGATTGAGCAAGTGGGGCCGGGGCGCAAAGTCGTTCTGGCGGTGGGGCACGAATATTTCGTGATTAACTCCAAGCCAGTTGTATCCATTCGCTTTGTTTGTATTGAAGATCTTGAGGGCAACGGTGATGAGGGGAATATTCTTACTGATACCTTTTTCTTGAATGAAAAAGCAGTTTGGCGAATTGCCCGATACGCATTGGCGACTAGTTGGCGTGAACCTTTCGATCCAGAGATCCAAGATGAACTGGAACAGGTAATGATGGCGGGTGCGGTTACGGTAGCTGTCAAGCTAGAAAAGAACGGTGAGTACACCAATAGGCGTGTGAACCGATATGACTCGTCCGACTATGGTAAGAAAGGGTCGAAGAAACTAAATGCCGATCAGAAGAGTCTTGTTGAAAAGGCAGAGTCGCACTGGGAGGGGTATTTAAGCTGGCGCAGTAAGAATCCACGAGCGGGACAGCCTACTCCAGCGCGATCAACAAATAAGTCTAATGACTACGAGGATATACCGTTCTAGTCCAAGTCAGTTCGGGGGCCAAAGAATATTGCGGCTCCCGAACTAATTGATTTCTTGATACTGTGTTCCGCAGGAGGAACATAATGTATCATATTGGTATAGATCCCGGTTCAGAAGGCGCAGCGGTTATCCTAAATAAACAGATGGCTGTTGCGACTGCGTACTGGAAGCCAGTCACTCGCAACAAGAAGCGAGTTAGAAAGCTGATTATGATTTATCGTGGTGGTAGTCCTACGACCATAATTGTATCTAGGTTTTCAGAAATCGGGTTTCAGCTTTGTGGCTTAATAGCCATGTTGGGGATCTCCGAATCATCGCTTGCGTGTGAAGATTTTTATCTAGGCAGAAATGCGAGGACAACGATAGAATTGGCGAAAGGTGCTGGATCGGTTGTTTCTCCACTAGAGCAGAAATTACACATTAATGCTGCGTGGGTTGCTGCTGCTGATTGGAGGCAGGTGGTATTGGGATTAAAACGAAATACGAAGCGTAATGATGTGAAGAATGCATCGTTATTGATGATACCAAAGCGTGTGAGGGGATTAGCGGAGTTGGCTAAATCACTTGGCAGTCCAGACCACATTACAGACGCGGCGGGAATTGCAGAATGGTCTAGGATTATGAAGGAAGGAATAGATGGACGAGCAGAAAATAGAGCGAGTGTTTAATGAATGGAAAAGCAGACAGAAACGACCACATTTATGTAGATTAACAAAAGATCGTAAGTCCTTAATTTTGAGTAGAATGAAGGATGGGTATACAGAGGAAGATCTTATTGTATTAATCAAGTATGCGTTTGAAAGTACAGATGCTGGCCCGAAGTATTGGCGGGGAGCAAATGATCAGCGACGACTGTATCTGGACCTAACTAATTTACTTCGTATTGGTAAGTTGGCGAGCCGGGTTGAGGCGGCACATAATTGGCTTTTAGATCTTGAGGAAGGTGAGAAGGATAACTATGGGCCATTCCGCCTTATTAGAGGCAATCAATGAGTTCGTGGTTATCAGAAATAGGTGAACATAAGGTTTCCGATTCTGCAAAGCAGTTGGGCATGGAATCAAAGCGTATGCGTTCGTATAGTCCATGCTTGTCCTGTGGTGCGTCAGAGCGCAGTGATGGGGATAGTCGTGGGCCGGTTGGATTATCGAGCAATGGCAAGGGCTGGCGTTGTTGGAAGTGTAATACTAGTGGTGATTTGGCAGATCTTGTTTCCTTAAAAATATGCGGGAAAAAGATAAAAGAGACTTCAAAGCAAGAGAAACAGGGAGTGCGTGACCATGCATATAGAATGGGTCTATGTAGTCCAATTAATGGATCGCGTTCTCCATCAGTGCTTGGTGTCTCGCAAGTAATTTCTAAAAAGAAGCCAGAACCAATAAAGAAAGTCAGGCCAGATACTGGACCATTTCGATGGACAGATGATCTCCCAAATACATGTATGGAGAACTTGTTTTTGCCGGAAGGAAAGGCAACATTAGACTATCTAGTAAATATTAGACGATTTGATGAGCAAGTGATTCGAGAGTTTGGTTTAGGTGCGCTCCTAATTAGGAATAGTAGTGGTAACGTTGTAGAACAATGGGTATCGATCCCACTGCGTGATGACATTGGCCGAATTGTTAATGTGAGGTTCCGTAGAACACCCACCTCATGCGCCTGTAATGGGGTCAGGGGGGATTGTGGCCGGTGTGGGGGGTCAGGGACCGTCAAGAAGGCGTACCGGGTGTGTGCGGGCCGTCCTCTCCCGTTGTATGGTGCTCACCTGTTGTCTGCCGACCATAAGTCAGACATTATTGTTACAGAGGGGGAGCTTGATGTTATTGCGATGCACCATTATGGCTTTGATACAAATGTTGTAAGTGGTACGTCTGGGGCTGCTGCTAATTGGCCGGATGAGTGGCTAGATAAGTTAGAGCCATATAAGCATTTTACTATAGTATACGATGATGATGATGCTGGACGATCAGGCGCATTAAAGTTGGCTGGAAAACTTGGTACATATAGATGTGCTTTGGCAGACCTTCCATTCAATGATCCCGGTGAATGTCTATCAGAGGGCGTTGACATAGAAGAGGTGATTCGGTGTTTGGATTTAGCAACATCGTTATGTGGGGTATCCTTACGCAAAGTAGATGATTACCGGGAAGATATTGAACGACTTATTAATTCCCCGGAAGATCTAATTGGCAGAACGCTTGGTTCAGAGAAGTTAGACCGTGTAATTGGCGGGATGCGACCGGGTTTGTGGGTTGTTACTGGTGAGACTGGACATGGTAAAACAACTTGGGCCACATGGGTGTGCCGAGAGCAGTCGATGCTGCACATTCCGGTGATGCTTACGTCTTTTGAGCAAAGGCCAATAGGTACAGTCCAAAAATTACTGCGTGCCCAGATGGGTGGTGACTTTATGAAGGCTACGCCAGAGGATAGGCGTGAAGCGTTATATGAGCTTGGTCAGCTACCAATTTACATAATGGACCATTATGGGGAAACGACTAGAGATCAGGTTATTGATGCAATTAGGTACTCTGTGCGGCGGCATAATGTAAAGGTTGCGCTTATTGACCACCTTGGATTTTTAACAAGGGGAGCTGGCGATAATGAACGCCAAGTAATCGAAGAGGTAGTAAGAGATCTTGCGCTGATTGCTGTTAATGATGGGGTGACAATAATATTGGTTTGTCATCCGAATCGAACATTTGCAAGCCAACAGCGAAGAGTTAAAATATCGGACTTAAAGGGTGCTAGTGCTATTGAGCAAGATGCACATGTTGGATTAGTTGTAGAAAGACAAGCACCAAGAGCAGAAAGGGGCTTCCCTGCTGCAAAGGTTTATGTTGACAAGGTTAGAAGCGAATTTGGGTCGCCCGGTGCCCATGTTATTATGCCATTCGATCCCCTTGCCTGTATATTTGCAGACACTTGGGATGAAACTCCGAGTGGACGGGCGGGGCTACGACCGATTGTGCCGGGGTAGGGCTGTAACTTTTAGGGTTTTTAGATAAGTAGACTAGGAGGCGTGATGCTTGATTTAACGAAAGCCACCAATGAGGCAGCGGGATTCATTAATAAAATAGGAATTAGGCGCGATGGGACAGCGGACAACGAGTTGCTGTTTGATCTAGATTTGGCATTTATGCTTGCGTCAGATTTGGATGCAAAGGTAGTAGATAAACTTATTCCCGGTGCGTTAGCGATGTACTTGCGTACAGAGGATGGAGATGAACAACTTAAAACATCCGTAAGGGTGAACCCTTCAGCAGAGGACTTATTTGTTTCATTAAAACAGTCTGATGCGTTGTTGCAATTGTTTGATGGCAGGGCTTGTGTGAGAACAGTGGTCTATAATGCTGTTCCCGGCGCGGCTTCTGTAGTATTTAGAATTAGGTTATTTGAAGTTAATATTGATAGTGCCGGTGTGCTTTGTGAATCTCTTGGTTCTAAAGTGACCATTGGGTTTACCAAGCAACAGCAATTACTCACCTTCCCTACACCAAAGCCCGACTTATCAGCGAAGGAGGAGCCGTGGACTATTGTTAGTGGTCTGGATGAGGAGGGGTTAGCGGTCTTTGGAGTATTAACGCATACCGATAATTCAGATAGAAATTGTCCTCCAGTAGTATGTATTAATGACTTTGGGAGCGAGACAATAATTGAAGAATCTGGCATTATTTCTAGATTTGATATTTCTGCTAATGGTCAGCTGGAAAGCATGATTGATACGTTTCAATCCAAAGTAAAAAAGTTGGGTGGAAAACCAACGTGGGAATACATGATTTTGGCGATGGGCCAAGAGTATTCGGATAATGTTTATTTTGGAGCAAACCCATGTGAATTGGCGTGGGGGGTTGTTAATGCAGCGGTAAAGTATTCAAAAAGTGCTTCATGATAGGGTATACCTCCTATATAGGTTCAGCGAAGCGGCGTAAGCCAGTTGTCGATATGGGTTGGCGCATGTTGGTTCCGGCGCATAGGTCATCGAAGCTATCGCAGCCAGACACGCCATATGCTATGGATAGTGGTGCTTGGACCTGCTATAAGCAAGGAATACTATTTGATGAATCAGCATATCAGCACGGTATAGACCGCATGGGTGACGGTGCAGATTGGGTGGTGCTTCCAGATGTGGTAGGTGAGGGTTCTAGATCACTAGATTTTAGTCTCAAGTGGTTAGATAAACTAACCCATATCAAATTACTTCTAATTGCTGTTCAAGATAATATGAATCCATATGATGTGGAGCCATATCTTGGAAGCAGAATTGGTATATTCTTGGGAGGAACAACGGAATTTAAGATTAATTCAATGCGTATGTGGGGTGAAATGTCTCGTGATAGGGACTGTTATTACCATGTGGGCAGAGTTAATTCTAATAAGCGAATCCGCCAGTGTCAGGATGCGGGAGCACATAGTTTTGATGGTTCTGGCGTTTCAAGGTTTTTCCATATGGATAAAAGGCCAGCGGAGCGGATGAAAAATGCAACAATGCAAGGTCATTTATGGGGGAGGCGTGATGAGCGGTGATGGTGAGAGGACAGGAGATTTGCTGGCGGTGATTGAGACAATGAAGTTGACCCAAACACCAACGATGGATGGGATATTGTCTAAACTTGATTACCAAGAGCGGACCCAGATTTTAGACCTTCTTAAAGTGGCGTATTTGGCAGGACAGGATGCAGAAAATAGACGAACGGGCAAGCTAATGGCTCGAATATTTGGTGCCTTTGTTGGGGTGACTCCCGGTTTGGATTCTGATGAGTTTAATAATTTGACTCCCGGTGAGCGAATAAAGAACATGGTTAAAATGCTTGCTGGCGGATTGTCATAATGGCTGCACAATCACCAATGGAAGAGATCGCAATTACTCTGGAGAAGCTAATAAGGTTTGCACCAGCTCTACCATTTACAGCCAATCAAGTTGAGAGGATAGCAAATACGTTTGAAGTTGAGGCACCAAGATTAGTGGATCAAATGGAGCGATTTGTGGACGTGCTGGAGTCGTTTTCAAAAGAATATAAGCAAGACACAGTAGATAAACTTCTAGGGGAGGCTGTAGGCTTTCTAAATGGTTTGTCTGAACAACAGGAAGAGAAGTGAACTTCAAAGTAAAATCAGATATGCGATTTTCTCATCCAGAACCGGGGAAGTCCCAAACCTTTCGTATTTTGGAGCAGGGTACAGTAGTTACAGCACTTGCGCCATCTGAAATGACGCAGGAGCAGTTGGAGTGCATTAAGGGCATGAGGAAAAGAGATCCGCATAACAAGCGACGGATCGGCTTTAAGTGGCTTGGATTATTTCGCACAGGGATTATTGGGGATGATTTATCCCCATGTCGTTCAAGTGGGGTTATAAGTAAGCGAAATTGGTAATAGCCACGCAGAGTCCTTGGAGGAACAGTGGGAGAAAGATGTAGGGTTTATAGAATATCAACGGAAGATCTTGATAGATCTGTCGATGATCCAGCATTAAGTTTATTATTATCGGATGGGTGGACGGTTATTGCCCCGATTGCAGTAGAAGAAAAAAACGGAGTATCAATCGCGCTCATACTGGCTCCACCAAAGAATGAGCCATACCAGTGGAAGTTATGGGTGATTGGTGCGCTGGTTGGTGTGATCGCGGTTATGACATGTGTGTTATTGCTTGGGGGTCAGTTGTGAGTGTTGGCAAATTAAAGATTAGGGAGATATTCCCAACAGTTCAGGGTGAAGGTAGTCAAACTGGAAAGCCAGCAGTTTTTATACGCTTTAGTGGTTGCAACTTGTGGAGTGGCTTGGAGTCCGGTCGAGGAAGTGGCAGAGGTGAGTGTGCCCAGTGGTGCGACACAGATTTTGCCAGCGGTGAGTTTTTAACACCAGATGAAATTGTAGAGAAGGTGAATGAACTTCGTGAGGGATGGGAACACTGTATGGTGGTCATGTCGGGTGGTGAGCCTCTTCTTCAATTGCGAAAAAAGACGGGTGTGGAGTTATGTAAGGCTCTAAAGGGCGAGGATGTTTGGCTTGCAATAGAAACCAATGGGACTATTGATGACCCAGTTTTAGAGTTGTTTGATCACATCACCGTGAGTCCAAAATCAGACGTTTCCACCAAAGATAAAGATGTTTCGTGGGAGCATATAAAGCTGCGGCATGGGACAGACTTAAAGATTATCGTTCCAACAATGTGGTCAGATTCGGCAATTAATGAGTTTTGTAAGGATAGGTGGGGATTTCCGCATAAGTTTTTCCAGCCGAAAGATATAGATGGTAAGGGCTTGTCCAATATTGATTTCGCTATGGAAATGGCCCAGAAGCATGTTGGATGGCGAGTATCATTTCAAACACATAAATACGCGAGGTTGCCGTGAGTGAGCATGGAGTTAGTAAAGAAGAGGCCGAAAACGCCATTAGGACATTATTGCGGTATGCGGGGGATGACCCAAGCAGAGAGGGTTTACTGGATACTCCAAAGCGGGTAGTAAAAGCATATGGCGAATGGTTTTCGGGGTATGATCAAGACCCGCGTGAGATTCTATCAAGAACCTTTTCAGAAAGTAATGGTTATGATGAAATCATATTGTTGAGCAATATTGATTTTCAATCTCATTGTGAACATCACATGGTTCCAATCATTGGTGTGGCTCATGTTGGGTATTTGCCAAAGGATAAAGTTGTTGGAATCTCGAAATTAGCTCGGATTGTTGAACTGTATAGTAAGCGTTTACAGATACAGGAAAAGATGACCAGACAGATAGCAGATGCGATCTCTGAGACATTAGATCCATTGGGGGTAGCGGTAGTGGTAGAGGCAAAGCACCATTGCATGACAACGAGAGGAGTGCGTAAGTCCAATGTGGTGATGACTACTTCTGCCATGTATGGAAGGTTTAGAGAAAACCCAGAAACTAGAGCAGAATTTCTGGCTCTTGTTGAACGTGAAAGTAGGTAGGAGATCGTATGAAACCGGATGGCGCGTTGGTGTTGTTAAGTGGAGGGCAGGACAGTACAACCTGTCTGTATTGGGCACAGAAGCGGTGGAAAAATGTGTCTGCGTTGACAATTGTTTATGGTCAGAGACATGCGGTAGAGGTAGATGCGGCCACAAAGATTGCTGCTGATGCCGGTGTTGAACATGAGGTACTAGAATTGTCTAGATTGCTTCATGGAACTAGCCCATTAGTTAATCCAGAACATGAAGTGGGACAATATGAGAATGCGGAGCAGTTACCCGGTGGGATTGAGCCTACATTTGTACCTTGTAGGAATATATTATTCCTAACTGTAGCTGCTAATAGGGCGGTAGTTAAGGGATATACAAATTTGATTACTGGTGTCTGCGAAGAGGACTATGGTGGATACCCAGATTGTCGAGCCGACTTTATTGCAAGGATGGAAGAGGCATTACAGGCGGGAATTTGGGGTATTGAATCAGATATGCTAGTTAGAATCCATACGCCATTGATGCATTTAACAAAACGTGAAACGGTGGAGATGGCGGTTGGTTTAGATGGGTGCATGGAAGCGATGAGCCATTCGCATACCTGCTATAAGGGTATGGTCCCTCCGTGTGGAAAGTGCCATGCTTGCATCTTACGGGCGAAGGGATTTGATGATGCTGGAGTGGCAGATCCGCTGTTGACTAGATTGGATTCTGGATGTTCCACGAATGGATGAGTATTCTAAATGGTTAGGTCCAGCTAAAGAGAAAGAAATAGGTTTTCTCTTTAGTTATTTCCATTTTATGAAAACGGATTTAAGTAGAATGTTGGCAGAAATGCCATACAGACCCCGTGTCTTTGTTGATTCTGGGGGATTTACAGCTTCCTATAAGAATGTAGAGATCTCTGTTGAGCAATATGCTAGGTTTTTGCGTAAACATTCTAATGTTATTGATATATACGCCAATATTGATGAGATTGGCAATCAAGCACTTACCCTACGGAATCAATTGAAAATGGAAGCGATGGGGCTTCGGCCACTTCCAGTTATCCATTTTGGTACGAATCCAGAAGAGCTAGTTAGGTATCATAAGCATGGTTATGACTATATGTGCCTTGGTGGACTGGTTCCGCAAACCATGAAGATGGTTCCAGCAATAAGGGCGGGCAGGAGTTGTGAGGCACTAGACTGGTTAAACGAGTGCCATACAATTGCTAAAGAGTTGGGAATCCGACTACATGGGTTTGGGTGTACAACTTGGGATATTGTTTCTGCATATCCGTGGGCATCTATTGATTCAGCATCATGGGCGGCTGGATATATGTGGGGGGCTTTAATGTTCTGGGATTTGAAATATTCCAGATGGAGACTTGTTAGAGCAAGAGATCCACGAATCATGAAGTATGGGTATACGATTAGACCGTATGGAGTGCGTCCAACAGCGTTTATTAGGGATAGTGCCGATCAGCGAGCGGACATGTTGCAAATTTCAATTTGGTCGTGGCTTGCTGCACAACGACACGAGAATGAAGTCCGTATAGATAAGTCAGAAAATCAGATAACTGTATATTTAGCAGAGGTTGTAAGGGACAACTGTGAGTATGCAATGACGTTAATTAAAAAACAGTGTGCAGAGGTGTCCGGTGACGCAAGAACTTGAGATAGAGTATAGGAACATTTCATTATTATCAGGTTTTGAAGATAACCCTCGTTCTATTGATGAAAGTGGGATCAATAAGCTGATTAATTCAATCAAGCAGTTTGGTTTGTTTAAGCCATTGCTTGTGTGGGAAAATGCGGGTGGCAGACTGGTTGTAATTGGGGGTAATCAGAGGCTCCGTGCGTTACGAACAATGAAAGATGCGGGTGACCAGTTTCCAGCAGAAATACCGACAATACAGTTTAAGGGATCAGAAAAAGCAGCCAGAATTATCGCCTTGAGAGACAATAAGTCTGATGGTGATTGGGATTGGCAGAAATTGCCTACATATGTGTCTTCATTAACCAACATGGCCGAAGATAATAAACTCGATCCAGAATTGATGGGCTTTGGGAAAGAAGACCTAGAAGATTTGATAGAGCTGGCGGAATCATCAGATGCAGATCTTGATAGGTACTCAAGTGTTGAGGATAATGAAGATCCATTTATGGAGGATGAACAAGATCCCGGCATAAGCCCAGAGGCGGCAGCAAAAGACAAGGTTAGGAAGCGGTTTGCACGGTTTGTTATTGGAAATGTGAGGGGGAGGATAACGGTAGACCACTACGGAGAATGGCTAGAGATTTTTGAAAAGTACTCCGATAGGCTTGGATCAACGGATATTCCTGTAATCTTTGCGGCGATGTTGGATGACCTTGAAATCAATGGACGAGTGGGGAAGATCAATGCAGATTAATTATGTAAGTGTAGAAAAATTACGACCATTAGCGGATAACCCGCGAACCATTGACGGAAAGGGGCGTAGAAGACTTCGTGAATCCCTGCGTGCATTTGGTCTGTTTAAGCCGCTCCTTGTTTGGCAAAACCCAGACAAGGAGGCGGTGGTCATTGGGGGAAACCAGCGCCTTGATGTGATAAAGGAGATGCTTGGTAGGGGCGAAAAGGTGCCAGACACCATCCCGGTGGTGTACTTTGAAGGGACAGAGCAAGAAGCCCGAATGGTGGCCATACGAGACAACCAGAGCGATGGTGACTGGGATTGGTCAATGCTTCCAAATTATATTGAGGAGCTTGATAATTTAGTGGACCCAGAGTTTGACGATCTGAACCTTACTGGTTTTGATGCTGCTACATTATCAGATTTGCGTGCGTTGGCTGATGCGGTAGAAACGACACCAGAAGAACCCAGCAACAAAGAAGAGGGTGATGGTAGCACCAGATCCCACAAGCGGCCAGAACAGACTTATGTGGACCATAGATTTGCTATGTTTACGGTAGGCAACCTTCGGGGGAAGGTGACTATGGATGTTTATGGGCGGTGGTTGCAGATATTTGAAGCCTACTCAAAGTTTTTAGATACTACGGATGTTGGTGTAGTTATTAATGCAATGCTTAAAGATTGGAGAAAAGCACGATGAGTGGACTGCGGTATTGTACGAGGAAACTTGAGTTTGATGCCGCACACAGGGTCATGCTGCATGAGAGTAAGTGCAGAAACCTACATGGTCACAGGTATGTGGTTGAGGTGACCGCGTGTTCTATGGGACTAGATGAGCTTGGACGGGTAATCGATTTTGGTGTGATCAAAGCCGTGTTTGGTAAGTGGCTTGATGAAAAGTGGGATCACGGAACAATTGTCAATATTAACGACGGGGAGATTATTAATCTATGCAACGAACAGAATTGGAAATTGTATACATTACCGAGCAACCCAACAGCGGAGAACATGGCAGAGTATCTGTACATGAAAAGCAACGAGTTATTAACGCCATATGGTGTAAAAACAGCAGCAATACGGGTGTACGAAACCCCCAATTGTTGGGCAGATTTTTCAATAAGGGAAGATTGATGGAAAATAAAAAACCAAGTATAGAAGAGTCATCTAGATTATTAATTTCCATGTCAGTTTCACTTGGCATATCATTGTTAAGTCTTGGTGGGTTTATTTTGTTATTGTCAAAGGCGGGGTGTTTCTAGCCTCTTCCTATGGTATGTTAGTTTAGCGGAGGGCTTAAATGGCGGCGCGTCTAAATTTAGAATGTGAGCAGGGTGCCACCTTTTCGCGTATCTTGGTGCTAAAAGATTCTACCGGTGCGGTAATTGATATTACTGGGGCCACAGCAGACATGCAGGTGCGTGAAACAGTTAATGCAGCAGATATATTGGTAGAGCTTTCTACAACCAATGGCCGGATTGTCGTAGATGGTACAAATGGTAAGCTGACTTTAACGATTAGTGCATCAGATACGGCAAGTTTAACTCTAAATGGCGTATATGATCTTAAAGTTACTTACTTATCGGGTACGGTTGACCGGATACTTGAGGGTGAGTTTGTGGTTGATCCACAGGTAACCCAGTAACGTGGCTGATAATTGCTATAGAGTTGTTACGGTATCCGATCCGGCTACCGATGTAACCATTAGTGGGACAACAAGAAATGTAATTGTTGAATCTACTGATACCACAACGGCATTGGTTGAAACTGTAACAACGGCCATTATACAAGAAAATGTATACACTATCATTGAGGTAGGTACTACAGTATCAACAGGTGGTAGCAGCGATACGACGGTTATTTATTTACCGTTCACATTTTCATCTTCATCTCCTCAAGTATTAGGTAGCTTGAATACTGGTGATATTGTAATGAATTGTGAAGTTGCAATTAATGTTGCGTTTGATGATCCAGTTGCGCAAATTTCTGTAGGCACACCTGCTTTGCCAAATGGAGTTATGTCTACGTCAGATATTGACGCGACCGCTGCGTATACATATGGTACAGATGAGAATTATATTGCGACCACACCAGAAACATTGAACTTGTATATTTCACCGGGTTCGTCCATTATGGGAACTGGGTACGTCCTTTTGGTCATCAAACGTTAAAGTATTTAGGAGCTAGTTGTGGGATTTTTCAAAAATTTAGTCGGCACGATGAACAGCTACTTTCAAGTAGATGGGCCATCGGGACCAAGAGTAAAAAATAATGCGGGAGTATTTCAGTCTAGAAATAGTGACGACACTGCGTTTGCCCGCTTCCAAGTAGCGACTCCAACGGCAGATGATGATGCAGTTACTAAACTGTATGCGGATACACTTGAGAAGCCTCTTATTGTTGCTAGACAAGCAGATACTTCCGCATCGTTACCAACTAATACTGGAGTTCGGGGATTTGTTGTTGTAACTACACCGGGTACAGGTGCAGCTATTGGGGATGTGCTTTACGATGATGGTAGTGCCTCTGGTACGATGTCGATACTTTCGGCAGTGGAAGGACGAACAATTGCAGTAACAGACTCACTAACGGGTGGATCCATTGAGTTTGATGCAGATAGTATTTATATTTGGGATGATGACGGCACATCTTGGCTTAAAGTTGGTGATGTGGGTTCAGTTACGGGCGCGGATAGGATTATCCGGTTTGCATTGGGAACTGCCACAGTAGACAGTAGCTCCAGTGTCCCAGCAAATGCGAGAGTTACCCAAGCATGGGTAGACGTTACGACACCATACAATGCTGGGGCAACAATTTCTCTTGGTATTGCAGGTGGAACTGTAGATTTAGTACAGGCTACAACCGATAATGTTGCTCAATTTGGGAATACTTACGTTAAAGAACAAGATACGAGCTGGGGTGTTAGTGCTGCGGCTGTCAGGGCAACCATTTCAGCAACATCGGGTGTAGGGGTGGCTACAGTATTTTACAGTGTGCCTAACGCGTAGGTGGTAAATGGGATTTTTTAGTGGCTTATCCGGTGTTATGGGTACTCTGGGCCTTGGTGGTCCATCTGGTGTAGTGCTACGTCATACTACTGGCAAGTTGCTAGTAGAAGACAATGCTTCCGCACTTACACAGGCGCAGGGTGCAGATCCGGTTGCTCTGCAAGATTTCGTTACCAAGAATTATGGAGATGCCAACTATGCTGGTGGCGGCTCAATACCGGCAACATCTGTAGGACAAGTCCTATATTCTACTAATGGGTCAACATTTACTGCACAGCAACCACTTACATCCAGCAATGGCTGGATGGTCAATAGCAATGGCATATTATTGGTGACGGGTCCATGAGTGCATTACACGGCGAACAAGGCACCACAGATGGGCTTCATATCATTGTTAAATGGGAGTACGCTAGCACAATCCTTAGAGATGCGGCTAGTTATGCGGCCGGTGATATTGGTGGAGTAGCTAGAGTTGGTGCGGCAGCACCCTATACCTTTTACGCTCTTACCAATGAGACTGGTCCAGCTTGGATAGAGTTAGGTGGTGGAGGTGGAGGTGGTACAAATATTGATGTTGGCAATTCAGTATATGTAGATGCCGTTAATGGCAACGATGGTACTGGTTTATCAGATAGGTTTGATTTACCGTTCTTAACGATTGGTGCTGCCATCGCAGTAGCGACAAGCGGTGATTCCATCCAAGTGCATCCGGGGACTTATGCTGAGTCAGGGCTGACTATCCCTGCCGGTGTAACTGTGATCGGGATCGGCGGGTATGAAGTTACTTCTATCACGGGCTCAGCAGCTACGGGAGTCCGCGTGACGATGGGGGTGGATACTGCCCTCGCAAATATTACACTGACAATGCCGACAGATGCAGTTGGAGCAATTGAGTGTGCTATCGGTGGCGGAAATATCTGCGGTGTCCGGTTCATTAAGTTTATCGGTGCAGGTGGTTCAGGTCGTGGGATACTAGTTAGCAGCGGCAAGCTGATTGGACTTGAGCTTCGACAGGCATCTGGTACAGCGGATTCGATGCTAGAAGTAACTGCGGGTATTCTTGCGGTTCAGGCTGTCCATATACCGCCGGGAGCGGTACTTGCGGCTGGAGCCCGATGCACGGCAGGTCGACTACAAGCTCTCGATTTCAACATTGGCTCCAGCGATGTCACAACCGGTGTGATTGCTACAGCAGGAACAGCAGTTCTAATCAGCTTGAACTTCTTTACCTGTACCAATGGGATCAGAGTCAGCGGTAACACAGCAACAGTCGAGGCGTATGGTGGAAAAATCCAAGCGACCGCGTTCAATGTGTTAGTCGACCCTGCCTTAACGGGTGTTGGTGGTTTGCTAAGAATCACTGCGCAGATGGATAGAAAGTTTAGCGTCCCGTCAACATGGAATGATTCTGATCATGCTTGGACTTTCTTCACGTCGCAGGATGCGTTTGATACTACAAGCTTCCAGTTATGGGGAGCAGATAGCGTTGTAGGTCACCCCGAGAAGGGGAACGGCCTGTATGTGGGTGAGGGTTCCGCATATGGAACCAGTAATACCGTATTCACCACTGCTACAGCGGTTCCGGCGGGGTTTGTTGATAAGTCGGTTGCGGCTTCGAGTAAAGACGGATCGACGTTCACATTTCAGACATCACCAGCAGCGGTTGGTGAAACGATAATGTGGTGCACGAATCGAATAGACTCTACAGGAACAACGCTAAAGCATTGGACCGCGCAAATCACGCAGACCACGGCTGGCGTTGGTGGCGAGTATATCTTTGAGATATACGACGGTTCAGCATGGGTTGAAGTTGGCGTTCAAGCAGTACAGAAATCAAATCAATATCGCTATGGTAAAGCTGTATTTCTCCGAGCAGATCAAGTAGAGGATCTAAGGCTAGGAATTGATGGAAATACGACTTGGGTTCCCAGCACATTCAATTTAATCGAAGGGCACTGGGCGAGAGTTCGCGTAGGTTCGTCACCGACAACTAATCCAGAGTTCGAGCAGTTAAAGCTAGTTCCGTCACAGTTCGGCGTGAATGATAAAGGTCAGCAACTCGCCCAAGGTCTAGCGATGTGGCGACAGACTTTATTCGGTGCTGGTAATATGTGGGGCGAGGGTGCTGGAGCGAAAGACTATACGGTGCCTGTGGGTACGGGTATCACATCATCCTCTTTGACTGGGTGGAATCATAAGGTCAAAAAGGGTCGGATGGACACGCAGAATGACTTTATCAACTTTCAGTTCAATGTGCCGGGTGGATTGTGTACTGCTTTCCCGATTCGATTTAACGTCACTTTCAGTCATGATGCAGCGCAGACGGGTATTGACCTAGCTTGCTGTCTAATCAAGCAGCCGGTTGCCGGTGTTAAGGTTGCAGATTCTACCGGCGGAGTGACACCGGTAGCTCGAACGGTTGCTGATACGACCGCATACAATAGTGTCGCGGCACTGAATGTAACGAATACATTGAGCACGACAATTAATAAGCCAGATTTAACGTCATATGATTTTGATATATCGGATCTATATGAAGGTGATATGTTCATTATGAAACTTCATATGGTCACAAATCACGACATTGACATTTGGTCTATGCAGATTGAGGGCGTGGCATTTAGTCCGGGCAAGGTCATAGGGTGAGTCGGGACTGCGGTAGCTGTGGTTCCTGTTGTACGGTTATGCGAATCAACGAGATTCAAAAGCCGGTTGAGACTCGTTGTCCATACCAGCGTGAAGGCGTGGGTTGCTGCTCTATCTACGACACACCAAAGAAGCCAAAGGGATGTTCCGACTTTGAGTGCGAGTGGCTGAGGGGGCGGGGTACAGATGAGCACAGACCTGATAAGTTAGGCATCTTGATGTATCCACCGACTCGCGAGATGGTGACATCAGGGGTCAAGGTGCTGATGTGTTGCGAAGTATGGGAAGGGGCATTCAAAAATCCTTTATGGGATGCGATGGAGAAGACTTTGACTGGTATGAACTGGGCAATGATGTGCGTCCCATACGGTGGTCTTAATGATAGCAGTGTGGGCCGTGAGATTATAGGTGATGCTATGATGATCCAGAAGTTCAAGTCGCTTGCAACTTTGAGTCTGTCCAACTAATTTTAACCCCCCTAGTTCGATATGGGGCATGGTATATATAAAAACCCATAACAAATCCTGTATATTAATATATAGATGCGCGGGGCTTGCAGCGAGCCATAAACTATGGCCTAGTAGCCTTGCTTGTTTTTCTGGTAGATACCCAAGACTTAAACACACGGGCCTGTATAGAGGCAGGGGCTAGGGTAGTTCAAACAACCGTTGCAGCCTCCACCCGATCCTATTCAAAATCCCATTAAGGACAAAGGCATCCATCCAGTCTGGTATGACTATCCCGGTGCCGCCAACAGATAGGAGCTGGCGTAGTTCATTAAGTTCTTCTGGATACCATGTGTTGAAGTCTGGATTAGGTATTATCCAATGACAGTTATCACCGTGTTGTGTTTCAACAATGGTCCTGCATACTTCGATAAGTGCATTGTCGAATGACTCAATTGTCCATCCGAACAATGACCGTATTGGTATAGGTGTCAAGAAGTCTGGGGAGAGTAAATAGGTTTGGTTGTCCGTTTGATCTGGATTGTTGTTCTCCTCATAAGACCAATGCGGGATAACTGTTTTGATTAAGTTGAATGACTCATTTGTATAGAGTCCTAGTAAAGTGGGTTCAATTTGATTGAGCAATTGCATTATGACCTGTCATTTATTGTGATTAAAGGGGGAACCATTCCCGCCCTATTACCTTGGTGACAAAACCCCTTTTATCTGACTCCAAAATTAAAAAAAATTAAAAAAACTTCAAAAACCACCCAACAAACAAAACAACAAAACAACAAAATAATAAAACGAAAAAAAACGCCGCCAAACATGACGAAAATTTCTCCTTAATAAAGAAATTTTTTTATTCTTTTTTTTAATTCGGAAACTCAACTCGACAAATTTGCAATTACCTCTAAAACAATGCTAAAAAACATAAAACGAGGTGCATAATGGACAAACTTAAATCTAGAAAATTCTGGCTGGCAGTCGTTGGTTCCATCGGACCAATTCTTGGACAATATTTTTCTCAAGAATTTACGCTAGAACAAGCCCTTACAGCATCTAGTGCTATCTTAATTAGTTATATTTTTGGCCAAGCATATGTTGATGGAAAGGCAGTTGACGGTTCGAATCCAGTAAAAGAGCTGGCAGATACTAAAGTTGATAAAAACGTTTCTTCTAGGTAATCTTATTGGGAGTTAGTGAAAACTCCCTTTGTTCGTGCCTTTTGCCCCGTTCTGATTCCTGGCCAAGTGTGTTCTGGAAAAAAAGTTAAAAAAAGTGCCTCCGAAAATCCTGGTTTGAAGGGTGTTTTGGCCAAGTGTAGTTTTTTCCGTTAAATCGGTTTCAATGTTTGTATGATGGATGATATATAGAGAGGGTCAGCCTGATGAATGGGTTGACCTACCCGGTAACGTAGTTTGTTACTGACCTCGGAAGAAGGAGGGCGATCATGCCTACAAAAAGTACGAAAGCGGCTGCAAAGCCAAAAGCGGCTGCAAAGCCAAAAGCGGCT